TACATCCGCACGCAGGGGCTGGCATATTGCCCGCTGTACGACGAGCCGGGCATCAGGCGCATCGGGTGCGTGGGGTGCCCATGCAGCGACCTGCGCAGGGACTTTGCGAGGTGGCCGCAGAACAAAAAGCTGTGGGTCAGGGCCTTTGACCAGATGATGGAGGAGTGCAAGCGCAGGGGCAAGGACACGTGGGACGACTGGCAGTCGGGGGAGCAGGTGTTTGACTGGTGGGTGTACCATGCCGACGAAAAAAAAGAAGTCTTGCCGGAGGCGGAGGTTTTGACGGGAGACCTATTTGAGGAGGACAATGATGAGTGACAAGCAAAAACAAGCGATTGCGGAGATAGAGAGCAACGTCTCCTATCTCTGGCAGTATGGCGCGGGGCTGAGCGACGTGTGCCTGTACGGCGCGCTCAGGGACATCAAAAAGGCCCTTGCGACGCTTAAGGGCGAGGAGGGGACGAAATGAGGGTATGGGACACCGAGGTGCCTGACCATGGGCTAAGCCCGGAGGGGTACCGCGAGGCGATTAGGGAGCTGGACAGGCCGTACGAGTGCGGCATGCCGCAGCTCATCGCAAAGGCGATGGCGGCGTACAGGGAGGCCGCAGAGGAGGAGGCAAAGGAGGCAAGAGATGGGATGGACGGCCGCTAGCACGCACGTCCCTTGCTCCGAGTGGGGATGGGGGAAGGTGGGGCTGGCGCCCAGGCTGGGCCAAGGGATTTGGCGGCTGGGGGCGGACGGCCATGACTACGAGTATCTGGTCAGGGCGGGGTCGTCGGCGATGCTGACGGCGTCCTGGGCGGAGGCGAGGAGGTTCCTCGCACAGAACAGGAGGATGAGATGAGGCAGCTCAAATTGACGGTGCCGGGGGTCCCGGTGGCGCAGGGCAGGCCAAGGGCCTGCATTAGGGGCGGACATGCCGCCGTGTACCAGCCCAAGGCGTCGGCCGAGTGGAGGTCGCTCGTGTCGATGTCGGCGGCGGAGGCGATGGCGGGCTTCGGCTCGCCGTTCGACTGCGCGGTGTCCCTCCAGGCGGTCTTCTACTTCCCGTGGCCAAAGTCGATGACCAAGGCTGCGAGGGCGAGGGGCGAGGGCAAGAGCACCAAGCCGGACATCGACAATCTCCTCAAGGGCGTGATGGACGGCCTTAACGGGATTGCATGGCGGGACGACTCGAGGGTCTCGGCGGTGTACGCAGCCAAGGCGTACTCGGACACGCCGAGGACGGTCATCGCGGTGACGGCGCTGGAGGGGATGCCCCTCCAGCCGGAGGGGGGCGTCAGATGCCAAGGGTGAGCAAGGCGCAGACGGCGGTCGAAGAGAGGGTCGCCAAGGAGGCGGAGGGGCGCACGGTCGAGCTTGACCTGACTGCGGAGAGGTACCCGGGGGCGTACGCGTCGAGGTATGGGAGGCACGTCCTGGAGAGGTGCGCGAGCAAGGGCCTGAGCCCTGCGGAGTACGTCAGGGGGCGGATGTTCCCCGAGGAGGCGGCGAGGCTGGCGTGGGTGGCGCTGACCCAGGGCTGCGCCACATGCCGCGGCCAGGGGGATTGCCGCCAAGCGGCCGGCGGCAGGGCATGCCCGGACTGGAGGGGGGACGACTCACCGTTCTTCAGGGATTCGCCCGAGGTGCCCGAGGGGATGATGTGGAGGGCCAAGATGAGCGACTGAGGAAAAAGAAAGGGCATCGGAGTTTTTCCGATGCCCATCCATTTTTCTCTCAGGCGATAAATTCGGGGTCTCTGGCGCATTCTTCCGCCGGGATGGGTATCTTCCCATCCGTGGCTTCGGGATGCGCCCAGAAGCCCGATTTTCACGGGTTGCGGCTCATGTCCTCCCGTATTAGCCCCTTGACGTAAGAGGCGAAAGGCGGGAAGCCTGGACTCTCAATGTGCTCTAGTATGTCGGCGTCGGTCGAGCGGAAGAGAGTGACAGTCTTGGCGACCGTCTTTGACCGCTGATACCGCCGCTGTCTCGCCCTTGCGTTGATGAGCTGCGGGGGAACCTGGGGGATGTCGTTGTTGTTTGTTGGCATGTCTTGCACTCCTTGTGGCATAGAATAATTGAGGCTTGCCAATCGTGCAAGCCTCTGACATTATAAGACGCTTAGATCCACTCAGCCTTATCAAGGATGGCCGCCTTGGCCGCCTCCGTCAGGAGGACATGCCCCACGTCCCCATTGCAGACATCGCGGTAGATCCCCGTGACGCGCCATGAGCCGCGTCTGTGGATGACGTCAAACTGCGTGCTCATGGGAATGCCATGGTAGGCACTCGGGAAGGTATGGGCGTGGACGTCCACGCCCATGATCGCGACGCCGTCCCAGGCTTTCTTGGTGAGATCGTACTTCTCCTCGATCCACGAGAGATTCTCCAAGAGGGCCCTTACCGTCAGGAGCCTGACGGAGCAGCCCCTCTGCGCCTCGTCGATGGCCGCCTGAAGCTTGGCGGCCTTGGCCATCAGCTCTGACCACAACTCGGCCTTCCTTGCCTGCCCAGCCAGCAGATTGTACCGGCCGTACAGCTTTATCAGGTCCTTCAAATCGATAGTTTTCATTTCTTTCTCCTTTGCCTGGCGTCCGCCAGGCTTCATTCATGCTTGACATTCCCCAGAGGGGAAGATTACCTAACCTAAGCGCCCATGGTTGGGCGCGAAGCTCCAATTGCTGTACCAGCACCCGTCGGAGGCATGTATCCACTTGCCCCTGAGACGGACGTCCCCCGAGCCCGACATCAGCGCGAAGCGTGAGCCGTTGCCGTACTCCCTGAGGATCCTGGCCACGTCCCTGGATCGGCCATAGTCCTCGACCCCGAGCGGAGCGAGCATCCCAGCGACGAGGCATTGAGTGTCGCTGTAGCCGGGCCTGAGCGGCACCGATGGCATCATGCCGTTGTGGGCAATCCCCCAGGAGGCCTTCATCCAGTCCTGGGCGTAGGACATCAAGAAGCAGAAGAATTTCGCCTCGTTGTCCTGGCGCTCATTGACCTGGCCGCGGTCATCCCTGCGGACACGCCCGAAGAACTCCCTGGAGATGTGGACGTGGAGCCCACAGTTGCCTCCCTGCTCGCTCCTCATGTCCTGCGTCTGGAGGTAGGACAGAGCCTTAGGCATGCCGTCGTCGAGGAGCTTGTAGAGCTCGTACGGAGTGTGCGCAAGGGTGACGATCTCGCACCCGTGCACCTCCCAATTGGAGAAGTGCTCGAGCCACCTCCGTGAGTACTCGACCTCAAGCTCGAGGCCGAATCCGCACCAAGCCTTCTTGGTGCTTTCGTCGTCTCCGCCGATCTTTATGCCCTTGAGCTCAGGGCAATGGCGGTCGTGCCAGTGGTATGCCCTGAGTTCGGTGTCGAGATTGGGGAGGTGCTTGCTGTCATATTTCATGTTGTGACTCCTTATGCTTCAGCATCATACATCATCATCATGATGCATGCAAGAGGGAAATGATAAGATTTTTTTGGTTTTTTCTCAAAATTGGCAATAAATCCTTATAGGCAAAGGAAATAAAATTTTTTGTTTTTTTTGCTCACACGTTCAAAATGTTACTATGATAACAAAATCACCAATAGTGTTACCATAATAACAAAAACCATTGGATTAATGGGGAATCTGTTATTATAATAACAAAAAATGAAGGATGAGGACACGACAGACACAGACGGCATCATAGAGAGAGGCATGGCGTACATGGCCCCATGTAAGAGGGCTCATGACACAGGCCTCTCAGCGACAGGCAAGGAGAGGCCAGGCGTCACTGTCAGGACGGCAAGGACTCTCCTCTCAGCTCAGCTGAGGCTGCCGACCATCAAGACACCTCTCGGCCTCTGGAGGTGCTACATGACGCTTAAGGGACACTATGAGGACATAGGACAGTCGCTATCCCTCGTCCGTGTCCAGGCTGAGATCGCCCCCTTTGCCGTCCTTGAGTCTCTACCCTTGCCGCCCAGGTACAATGTAAGGGACAAGCTCAACCAATTGATTGACTATAAGTACATTGTCAACAAGATTAAGTTAGACAACGACTCTACCCTAATAGAGCAGCTTAATAATCATGTTGATTTCATTAACAATAAACTCTCATTTATGAGGTTACGTAATGTACCTGAGTATTCTAATCAATATACTCTCTCCAACATCAATAATAATAATCTAATAAGCAATACCAGCAATAATTTAAGCATTAATGTACTTCAAAACACACTCGACAGGCTAGGAGCTGACAACATTAAATCCTTGCTACAGAACGATTTAGCAGAAATCACAGTTGATAGCGATGTCGACGATTCGGACGAGGAGAGATAGACGCATGCAATTCATCAGCAATTACATAAACAATGAGCTAAATTATTATAACATAAGCAATTGGCACAGCTTGCCAACGTCAACTGACAACAGCATCAGCAACAATCAGCCTCAGCCAGCACCACAGAGAGATGCCTGGCACAATCCCATGGGCAGGTCATTCAATCGCAGGCATTGGATTCAAAGCATGCTTTTTTCAGGCGACGGCGGGGGGGGGCTGGATTTTGGGCGGCGGCCTTATGCGAGAGAGAGCTTTTCGCGTGACATGCAAAAAAAATCATAGGGGGCATATCTAATACATGGATTTTGTGAATTTGACAGTGTTGGGGAGGTCCGTGAAGGACTCTGAGAGGATAGCTGGGGAGAAACGCGTTGGGTGCAAGTTCACGCTGGTGGTGAACCGTAAGCAGATGGGGAGGCCGGAGGCGGACTTCCTGCCTGTGGTGTGCTGGAGGGACATGTCGTCGATGGTGCTGAGGGGGACGAGGGTGTTGGCGTCGGGGGAGCTGGTGTGCGACAAGTGGTCTGGCAGGGACGGCAAGCCCAGGCAGAACTGGAAGCTGTTGGCGAGGGACCTTGTGCTGGTGGACCCGAAGCCGAAGGCGGGCGGTGTCGACGACGATGGGGGATACGGCGAGGTGTCGGCGTACGACGACATGGCGGAGGGGGTGCCTTTCTGATGCTGACTGGCGCGGAGAGGAGGCTCCTGACGGAGGCCCTGTGGATGGCCGACAGGGCTGAGTGGCTCTCGTCCTTGGGGGTGAGGCCTTACGATTGGCAGAGGGCGGTGCTTGGGAGCAAATGCCCGTGGAAGATACTTGCGTGCGCGAGGCAGGCTGGGAAGAGCGCGGTCGTGAGCGCGATGGCGTGCCACTGCGCGAAGTACAGGCCTGGGGCCACGGTGCTGGTGATGACCCCGACGCAGAGGCAGAGCCAACTCGACATGAGGAAGATAAGGGGCTACGCGAGGCTTGACCCCAACTACCCCGCGCTGAGGAAGGACAACGACGGCGAGATGGAGCTTGAGAACGGGAGCGTGGTGTACGTGGTCACTGCGACCGAGGGCGCGGCTAGGGGCTACTCCGACCCTGACCTGGTGATACTGGACGAGGCTAGCCGCATACCGGACGAGGCCTATCAGGCTGTCTTGGGCACGCTGAACACCGACAGCAGGGAGAGGGTTAAGGAGAGGGAGCTGGTGATGCTCTCGACCTTCTTCGGCAGGAGGGGCTTCTTCTGGAACACATGGGAGCGCAAGGGGAACGGCTACGAGAAGTACCTGGTGCGCTCCCCGTGGGAGCCGGACGCGGACGGGCTGGGTCTGCTCCCGGCCCCCATGAAGCCGGACGAATTGGCGGCCTGGGGGAGGGCGCAGGGGTACGCGCTGGCGTGCTACAGCCCAAGGCACATGGACGAGGGTCTCCAGAAGGCGATACTCCTCGGGATGGACACGGGCGGGGGCGACGACGACGAGGTCCTGCCCGGCAGGGACAGCTACCTCCAGGAGATGTGCTGCATGGCGGTGGACACCTACGGGATGGTCTACAGCTACGGCGACATAGAGAGGGCGTTCGCATTGGGCGAGATGGCCCTTGAGGAGGCCGGGGACGGCATGCCCGGCGCGATAGCGGAGGCGGCGGACGCCGAGGAGGACTCGGCGCTCATGCCGTTCGACAGGAGGATAGGGGAGTACGCGTATGGGCAGGGCTGACCACATACTGGCGTTCGACGTGGCGAAGAAGCACGACTTCTCCAGCCTTGAGCTCTTCAGGGTGACGGACGCGGCGAGGGAGGACGGCGCGGAGGCGGCGACGTACCTCGACTGGGTGCGCTCAAGCAAGCTGAAGGACGCGCCGTACACTGAGCTCGGGGCGATGGTGAGGGACGCGCTGGCCTCGTCCGCGCTGGCCGGCAGGTGCGACCTGCTGGTGGACGCGACGGGCGTGGGGGAGGCGGTCGTGGACATACTCCGCGACGAGGGCCTCGACCCAATCCCCATCGTCTTCACGGCGGGCAACAAGGTGTCGATGGCCTCGTCCGCGCATCAGGACTCAAGGTTCGGGCAGAACGGCCAGAAGGGGCTGAGGAGGGTCTCGGAGCTGAGGGTGCCGAAGCAGGACATGATACACGCCTCGCAGATCGTGCTCCAGCAGGGGCGGCTGAGGATACTGCCCCGCTGCGGCGACGCGGGGGGCATAAGGCGGCAATTGTCGGCGTTCGTCGGCAGGGTCAACGAGCGCGGCGGCCTCTCGGCGGAGGCCTCGAGGGACTCGGTGCACGACGACCACGTGGCGGCCTTCCTGATGGCCTCGTGGTGGTGGACGCAGATGATGGGCGCGAGGCGGCCGGGGTGGCGGCCCGGCGGCGGGGAGAATGACGGCAATGAAGCTAGGGCGTACTCGCCGATGAGGTGGGCGGCCCAGGGGAGGATATGATGGCGACGCAGGATTTCGGGTCCGGGCCGTACGCGACGATGCGGAGGGCGATGGACAGGCTGAGGGCGCAGAGGGCGCCCATGGAGGACGCTTGGAAGAGGGTCACGCGGTACATGTACCCGGAGGCGGACAGCTGGAGCGAGACGGAGCCGGCCAGCCAGTGCTCCCCCGCGCTGAGCGAGGAGGTGTACGACACGACGGCGCTGTGCGACGCGGACCTGATGTGCCGTGGGCTCTCGGGGTACAACTTCGGCGCGTCCCGCAACTGGCTCCAGCTTGACTTGGAGGGCGAGGAGGCCTCGGGCGAGGCGGCTAAGTGGCTGCAGGGGGTCGCGAGGAGGATGTCGAGGAGGCTCTCGGGGAGCAACTTCTACCAGAGCGCGGACATAATATTCCGCTCGGGCGTGTGCCTCGGGACGGCGATATGGACGTTCGCGAGGGACGACGCGACCGGGATGACGATGTACGAGCCGAAGCACCTGAAGGACTGCCTGATAATGCAGGGGCCCTCGGGGGAGATAGACACGCTGTTCTCGGCCTTCTGGCTGGACGCGGACGACGCGGCGAGGTACTTCGGGGACGACTGCCCCGAGGAGGCGAGGAGGGAGACGGACAGGACGCGGCAGCGCAAGTACTGGCGCGTGTGCTGCCCTGACTGCCGCTTCGGGCTGCCCACGGAGGACGCGGAGAGGCCATGGTTCTGCGCGGAGTTCGCGGACGACGGCAAGGGCTTCATACGCACGTGGCGGCAGACGGGCAAGGGCTTCGCCGCATGGCGGTGGATGAGGGCGCCCGGGGGCGGCCCGTGGGGGGTCGGCTCCCCCGGCATGCAGACCGTCAACCAGGCCATGCTGCTCTCGGGGATGATGAGGGAGTACTGCGCGCTGATACAGAAGGCGGCGAACCCGATGGTGAAGAAGACGAGGGGCCTGGAGATAAGGGTGGCGCCGGGCGCGCAGATACCGTTGGACTCCGGGCAGGACTTCGCCTTCGTGGGCCCCACGGGGTCTCTCGCGCCGCAGTTCGAGGAGATGGCGAGGATGAGGGAGGACGTGGACGCGGCCTTCTTCAAGACGTTCTTCTTCGCCCTGCTCCAGTCGCTGGACAAGACGAGGACGGCGACGGAGGTCCAGGCGATACAGGACGAGCAGTCCTACATGATGACCAGCTTCCTCTCGAACCTGCAGAACGAGGTCCTGGAGCCGGTCTGCGAGTGGGAGTTCAGGATGATGCAGGAGGACGGCGAATTGGACACGCCGGACAACCCGATGCCGGACGGCCTCGCGGGGGCGGACGTGAGGATAGACTACATATCGCCGTTCGCCACGATACAGAAGAGGCAGTCGAGGCTCGTGGGGACGAGGGCGACGATAAACGAGGCCGTGCAGCTCGCTCAGGTGGACCAGCGGCTCCTGGAGAAGGTGCGGCTAGGGAAGTACCTCGACGAGTTCGCGCTCCTCAGCAACTGCGACTTGGGCGTGCTGGTGGACGAGTCGGAGTACGAGGACAGGATGGCGGCCATGGACCAGCAGGAAGCCCAACAGCGGCAGCTTGAGAACAGCCTTGCGTCCATGGAGGCCATGGGCAAGGCATACAAGGAGTCCGGGAAGGCGGCTGAGCAGGGGAGCCTCGCGGCGACCCTGGCCGGCCAGATGGGCCTTGGCGGCTCAGGGGGGAGCAATGGACAAGGATGAGTCAAGGAGGAAGAGGGAGCTTTACCTTGAGGCTTTCTCGACGCCGGCGGGGAAGACCGTGCTGGCGGACATACTGAACCTGCTCGGGTGGTTCGACAACGACCCGAGGGCCATCGACCCGAACTGCGTGGCGGTGGCCAACAGCATACTGATCAACCTCGGGGCGATGAGGGCGGAGAACGTCGGGCTTCTGACCGAGGCGATGGTTGAAGTTGGGAGGAACGAATGATCTGGAGGAATTTCCACTGGGCGCCGGACGGCGTCGGGGGCGGCGGCGAAAGCCCGGCGGCGGCTGAGGCAGCGGCCGAGGATTCCTCGGCGGCTGGGGCCGCGGAGGGGCAGGCGGACGGAGCCACGGGCGCAGGGGCGGCGCAGGCGGAGGGGGCTTCCCCCGCGAAGGACCCGACTTGGTTCAGCCAAGTGTCCGCGGAGCTGAGGAACGACCCGAAGTTCCGCGAGAGCTGGGGCGGGTGCGCCACGATATCGGACGCGATAAGGAAGGCGGACTCGGAGAGGGTAGACCTCTCGGGGTACGTCAAGCTGCCGAAGGACGGCGGGACGAGGGAGGAGTTCATGGCCTTCAGCAGGGCGATGGGCATCCCGGAGTCGTCCGAGGGGTATGCGATAAACGGCGAGGAGCAGCTCTGCGAGGGCATCGGCAAGGAGTCCGTGGCGGCGTTCAAGAGCAGGGCCTTCCACAGCGGGCTGTCGAACGAGCAGGCCAACAGGATGTGGACTTTCTTCCTGGCGCTGAACCGGCAGGCCGCGAAGGCCGCCGAGGACGCGAAGGCGGAGGTGAGGGGCTCCTTCGACGCGAGGTACCGCGCCGAGATCTCAAGGCGCACGGGGCTTGAGGGCTCCGCGCTTGAGGAGAGGTGCAGGGCGGACGCGGCGAGGGTCGGCAGGTGGGCGAGGGAGAACGGCCTCGCGAAGGACTTGGAGGACGACGGGATGCTGGCGAACGTCAACTTCGTCGCCGCGATAGCGGACGGCGTGAGGAGGAGCTCTGCGCCGGGCGTGCTCAGGGGCGGCTCGACGGCCGGCCCCGCGACGAGGGACGGCGGCATGCCGTACTCGAGGGATTGGGAGGAATACGTAAAGAGATGAGCATTTGGGACGAGATGGTGAGGGCGCTGCACCCGGAGGCCGAAGAGAAGCCGGAGGCGCAGCAACAGCAGCAACAGCAACAGGAGGCGGCAAGCGAGGGCAAGCAGCAGGAAGCGCGGCGGCCCCAGGAAGCACCGTCGGGCGAGGGCAGGCCTGAGGGGGCGGCGCAGGGGGACTCCATGCCGTACGGGAGCGAATGGATGGAGTATGCGAAAATGAAGCATTGATATGGATTTTTTTCCATTCATGGAATAGCATTGTGTTAGGCGCGAAGATATAGACCATCGCCCGCCAGCCCCCGGCAACCGGCAGGGACTCCTGGGGCGGCGGGGGTGGGGACAGAACCCGGGCGGAAAAATCACAAAAATCTCATTTTAAGGGGAAATCGAAATGGCATCGACACTATTGTCATCCAACATGATGAACCTCGTTGAGGCGCAGAAGCGCGACGGGTTCACCAAGGAGTCGGAGTTCCTAGCGAACTTCGTTGAGGAGAACGACTTCCTCAAGGTCGCGCCGTGGTCAAAGACCTCGAGCGGCCTCGTGGACAAGTCCCTCAAGCTTGTGAGCGCGGCGGAGGGCTCCTGGGGCATGGCCAACAAGGGCATCTCAAGCGGCAAGAACGTCACGGACAGCGAGATCCTGACGCTCAAGCTCTACGACGGAATGTCGCAGGTCGACGAGAGGATATTCAGGGGGGTCGACCACCCTGAGAAGGTCAGGCAGACCGAGGACATCGCCCGCCTCCAGGGCATCAGCGACGGCTGGCTGAACAAGGTCCTCTACAGCGAGGACACCGACGACGGCTTCGCCGGCATCTTCACCAGGAGGAACAAGATCGACAAGAAGGGCAGGACCTGCTTCGACGCGGGCGGCACCGCCTCGGGGAGCCTCACGTCCATCCTCATCGTCGAGTTCGGCGAGGAGAAGGGCATGACCATGCTCTACAAGGAGGGCGAGCCGGCCGGCATCAAGATCGAGGACCGTGGCCGCCACATGGTGGACGCGCCCGACGGCTCAGGCAGCGTCTTCGCGTGGATAACCTACTTCTCCATCATGGCGAACATCAAGATCCGCAACGAGAGGTCGGTCATCCGCATCGCCAACATAGACCCGACGGGGGAGTTCCCGATGTCCGCGGTCATCGAGGCGAAGAACTACCTGCCCAGCAAGGGCAAGAGGAACACGGTCATGTTCGTCAACAGGGCGGTGGCCACGATGGTGGACAAGTACCTCATCGACAAGAGCCAGATGTCCTTCTCAAGGCGCGACATCGAGGGCTGGGGCGCGGTGCCCGAGTTCTTCGGCATGCCGATACTCAGCCTCGACGCGATAAGCGACGCAGAGGCGAAGCTCTCATAAGGGGGAAGCGGAATGAAAGACTACTTGAACACTTTCGGCAACGTCTCAAGCTCAGGGAGCGACAACATCCTTGACTTCGGGAAGAACGACTACGGCGACACGCTGCACACCGGCATCGCCGTCAGGGACTTGGTGGTGGTCTTCTCCGCCACCGCGGACATAGCGGCGTCCGACACGGGCGTGGCGGTGGGGCTCACCGAGTGCGACACCGAGGGCGGCACGTACACGTCCCTCGTGCAGGGGCCCACGATCAAGACGGCGATAGCGAAGGGGGGGCATGTCTCCATCGCGTTCCCGTTCGAGCACAAGAGGTACGTCAAGGCCACTTGCACCTCCGGCGCGTTCAACGCATGGATTGAGCGCGGCGAGATCGGCTGAGGCGGGGGGACCCTATGGCTGAGGCTAGCGAGTCCCTCCTCCTGGAGGTCGTGAACTACGTCCTTTCCCAGATGGGGAGGGAGGGGATAACGTCCTTCGCCGGGCTGTCGGGCACTCCGCTCGATGGCCTCGACGGGGAGGAGGCCGCGCTCGCCTCCGTCAACTGGGCGCTGTTCAAAATCGGCAAGACCGCGCTGGAGTCCTTCGAGGACGACGCGAACCCGGTGCTCGCGTCCACGGCGAAGAAGCTGTGGCCCGAGGCCTACGACGCGGTCTGCGCCATGCACCCGTGGAAGCGGCTGAGGAGGGTGGCGGACCTATCGCCGACAGTCGAGGGGCCTGGGCAGATGGGCATGTACCAATACTCATGGCCAAATGACTTCGTCAGGCAGGTCTCCGCCTACGGCGACGCGGGGGGGAGGGCTGAGCTGTACGCGACGCTCTCGGGGTTCATGTCCCCGGAGAGGTCCGTCTCCCTCGTCTACGTGGCGAGGCCGTCAAGCCCCTCCAAGCTGCCGCCAGACCTCAGGGAGCTTTTCTCGTGCAAGATCGCGCAGATGCTGGCCCCGGTCTACGTCGGGGACTCGCAGAGCGCGTCGCTCTCCGAGAGTTGGCTCAACGCCGCGTTCCTCAAGAGCATCGAGATAGACGGCGAGTACGGCCCGGACCCCGAGCTTGGCCAAATGCCGGCCAGGCAGGATGGGGGCTATGCGTACAGGAGGCCTTACTGATGGCGACCGCGTACACAGTGCTGCAGCAGAACTTCGCGTCGGGCGAGCTGAGCCCGATGGTCTCGGCGCAGCCCTCGAGCGACGTGTACTCCTCGGGGCTGTCCTACGCCAAGAACGCGCTCTTCAGCCAGTCCGGCGCGGTCAGGAAGAGGACGGGCACGGAGTACTTCAAGATGAACGTGCCGAACCTCGCGGCCTCGGGCGAGATGCTGATGGCGACGATATCCGTGAACGCGGTGCCGTACCTCATCGTCTTCACCCCGGGCGAGGACGGCGGCACGGACGTGACCATATCCCCCATCGGCTCAGAGCTGCCGTACACGTTCACAACCTCATCGATAGACCCTGCGCACATAGGAGAGATGGACGTGCAGGCCTTCTCGACGGCGATTTACGTCACCGAGAGGAGCATGCGCCCAATCAGGATATCGATGACGGTCGCGGAGGAATCCCCCGAGTGGGAGGCTTCGTCCACGACCGAGGAGCTGGCGGAGGCGCCTGAGGGCGTGCGGACCGTCAGCGTTGGCGACCTGCGGCTGCCGTCCGCATGGTCCGCGGAGGAGGTCGAGTTCAAGGGCATCGACTTCTCCTCCTCAGGCTCAAGGCCGAAGTGCCAGACGTTCAAGGGCGGCAGATGGCTCCTGGGCAACACCGAGGAGCACCCGTCCATGATATGGGCCTCAAGGCCTTTCGACGACGACGGCAACGAGCGGTTCAGCGACTTCACGATGAGCGACAAGTACACGAGGCTGACCACGTACACCCGCGTCATGCAGGTCAGGGACGGCGGGCAGTACGTGAAGCAGGGCGTGAGGACCTATGAGTACGGCGACATGTCCTCGCACATACCCTCCGGGGAGACGAGCCATGACGACTACAAGTACTCGACTGACAACGAGACATGGGTGGACGCGCCCGTTGAGGGCACGACTTACCCCTACAGGCAGAGGACGCACTACGAGAAGAACTACTCGTACACTTGCCTCGAGGGCCTCATCGCCTCGGCTGAGACGATATCGGACCTCACCTCAAGCGACTACACGCAGGAGTCGCACAAGGACGGCGACGAGGCCCAGCTGCTGAGCGAGGGCTATGCCCTCGACGGCGAAACAGGCAAATACAGGAAGGGGTCCAGGGCGAACCCCTCGGAGACCTACCAGAAGATAGGCTCGGACACGGACGGCGCGACCACCACGATAACCACGCAGTCGTGGCACGTGGCGGAGGTGCTGGACGACGTGCTCCCAAGCCATGCGATACAGCTGCAGGAGGTCGACGCGCTAGGCTCGGAGCTGAAGTGGATGACTTGCCAGCAGAGGCTTCTGGCCGGGTTCGGCAGGTCGATATGGATGGACTCCGGCACGGTGCTGACCCCGGAGGACTTCGACCTCTACAAGACCTTGACGGTCGGCAACAGCCAAGTCAAGCCCATACACTTCGGGCAGTACGTCTTCTTCTCGGGATTGAACGGGAGGAGCGTCAGGGCCGCGCAGTACAGCGACGACGCGGGCGGCTTCATAGAGATGGACATCACGGCGCACTCCAAGACATTGTTCAAGGACGGCGTGAGGACGATATGCGCGGTGGACGGCGACATGCCGACACTGTACGTCCTGACCAACGCGGGCGACCTGCTCTCATGCACGATGAACAGCTCGACCGGGCAGTTCGGCTGGTCGAGGGTGGAGCTTGAGGACGGCGCGTCCGTCAAGGCGATAGCGTCCGCGGAGTACGAGGACGTGGACTGGCTCTTCCTCGTCGTGGAGGACGAGTCCGGGACTTGGCTGAGGAGGCTCTCGGTCAGGGGCGAGGACGACCCCGACGCGGTGTACATGGACGACTTCTCAAGGGTCTCGTACTCGGAGGCCACGTCAATCGTGCAGGTGCCGTCGCCCTACAGGGGCAGGACGCTCAGCGTGATATGCGACGGCGAGTACATAGGCGAGTACGAGTGCCAGTACGGCACGTTCCCATACGTCGACTTGGGGGAGAGGTCGGGGAAGGAGTTCCTCGTCGGCTTCCCATATGGGTTTGAGGTGAGGACGCTCAACGCGCAGCTGCCGGCGAACGGCGACAGCCAAGGGAAGGCGAGGCAGATATCCACGCAGAGGGGATGCCTCTACAACTCCCTGGACTTCAGGGTCTCGGCGGGGAATAAGAGGCAGGAGATGAGGATAGGGAGGCTGAGGTACAACTCGTCCGCCTATGGGAGATACGACGACGGCTACACGGGATGGGCGGAGATCCCGTGCGTGACCGGCGTGATGCAGAGGATAGAGGAGACGCTCTCGAGCGACCTGCCCTACCCGTTCTGCATGGTGGCGCTGTCCACCGAGTACTCCGCCAAGGAGGAGTAGCCATGGCGACAGGGACTGCGGCGATAGCCTTGATCTCCAGCGCGGTCTCCGTCGGCGTGGGCGTGGCCCAGGCCTCGACGCAGATGGAAATCTCCAAGAAGCAGTACTGGCTCCAGATGGAGAACAACCTGAACACCCTGAAGGACAGGTACTCGAACCTGAGGGCGGCTCTTGAGGACACGATGCTCGAGATAGACCAGAACAAGTCGGACATCGGGAGCGAGAACGACTACCTCTCGAGGTGGCAGAGCTACGCGGACAACGCGATGAAGTCGCTCCGGGAGCAGGGCGCGCAGCAGTACTCGGAGGCGGCGTCGGCGTGGGGCAACAGGCAGGTGGCGGCCTCGGAGACGGGCAGGATAGGCGGCTCCGTGTCGCTCCTGAACGCGGAGGGGAGGAACGCCGTCGCGGAGCTTGTCGGCGAGTCGCTCCTATTGAACTCCACGGAGGGCTCCATAGGCGAGGGGCTGCAGCAGACGCAGCAGGACTTGCTGACGGAGAAGCTGAACGCGATGGACGAGCTCCAGAGCTACGAGCAGGCGCTGAGCCAGAACGAGGCGGCGGCGGACTGGTGGAACAAGGACCTTGGCGCGACGAGGGAGCTGATGGAGGAGACGCAGGAGAAGATTGACGAGCACGAGCGCGAGCTCGAGGAGGCCGAGAAGGCCCGCTCAGGGGACGACGACGGCAACGACGAGCCGCTTGATGTGGCCAGCTCCTCGTCATCATCTGGAAATGAGTACAACTACGCGGGCACGGACTACTTCGACAGGAACGGCACGCCGACCAAGGTGTCCTCAAAGAAAAAAGACGACAACACGGTGACGATTGAGTTCACGGCAATCTAAGGAAGGCGGCATGAAGATGTCACGGTTTGACTACTCATCGATACAGAGCGCGAACAGGGCGCGAGGTGACGCATGGTAATAAGGCAGAAGGACTACAGCCCGCAGAGACAGGCATTGCAGAACCGGAGGAAGGCGGAGAGCGGCTTCTACGCCACTGAGAACGACCGCATCACGATGGACATGCAGGAGAAGTCCTACAACGCGCAGCAGGCGCAGTTCGGCCTCTCCATCGCGTCCACCATCAGCAACGGCATAGGCTCGCTGTCGAGGCAGATAGGCTCGATGGTGGAGGCGAGCGACAAGGCGAAGTTCGACCGGACGGCGGCCCAGGCCAAGTCGGAGCTCATGCTCTACAACCAGCAGGCCGTGGAGAACGGCGACATATACTGGGACGTGGACGAGGAGGGCAACGGCTCTCTGAGGTTCAGCGACGCGTACGCCAAGGGCGCGGACGAGATATACAAGAAGTACTCCGAGATGCTCACTGACCACGACTTCGGCAAGTGGAAGAAGGCGCTGCGCTCATCGCTCCAGACCGAGGGGAACACGTTCCAGGCCGGGATAGTGTCCTCGCTCAGCGAGAAGGCCACGAACGAGGCCAAGCTGGCGGCGAACGAGGGGTACAACCTAGCGTTCAACGCGGACGTGGACAACGCGGCGCAGCTCTTCTCGTCAGGCGAGTTCGTGGCCGTGGGCTACGACTCCTCCGAGTCGAGGAAGTTCATAGACGCGCAGCCGGGGCTGTCGGCGCAGAGCAAGGGCGAGATAAACGCGAGGAACGCGGCGACGTTCGCGCAGGACGTGACCAAGCCTGCGGTGCTGAAGGTGGCGGAGCAGCAGGGCTCGACGGCGGCCAAGGCCGTGATTGCGCAGCTGGGCGCGGCGCAGCTGGGCGCGAACGCGGAGGAGGCGAGGTCGGACTTGCTCGCAGCCGTCGACGAGTGGGAGAAGGGCACGCTCGCGTCCGTGGCGTCAACCGCATCCGCGGACGTCGCGAAGGCGAGGCAGGAGGCGGAGAAGGCCGGCGGGTACACGGACTTCTCGGCGGTCCGCGTCGCGGGGGGCGAGAGGCTCAAGGGAAGCCCGCTCCAATGGCAGACGTACATGGACAGGGTCAACTCGCTCCAGACCGCGGAGTGCACGGAGAAGGCGGAGCAGCTGATCGGCTACGTCATGGACAACGGCATGACCGTCGAGGCGTGCGACTGGGCGCTCAACGAGCTTGACAGCGACGGCGTGAGGAACGGCCTCGCGGCCGGCGAGGTGACGGGCGTCCTGGGCAAGACCAAGGCGACGCTGGAGGCATATAGGAATCGGGCGCAGGAGAAGGTGGACTCCATGACCACCGAGGTGCCCTCCGACGGCGGGGGGGTTGAGCCATACGACTGGACTGGCTCCGCGCTCACCAAGACCGCGGCGGACGAGATGGACATGGCGGTCTCCGCGGACGCGTGCGGTAGGACGTTCTTCGCATACGTCCGCCAGAAGGACTTGCTTGACGAGTCCGTGCTCGCGGTCGGGTGGTTCGAGGGGAGGAGCCTCTCGGACATGGAGCAGATGTCCGCGCTCGTGGCACAGAACGTCGGGAGCGAGGAGGCCTGGGGGAGGTTCCTCCAGACGCCGCTCGGCAAGCAGTTCGAGGGCCTCCCATACTCGGAGGCCAAGGGCTTCGCCCACAACTGGGACATGCACGTCCAAGGGTGCGATTACATGAGGGAGGCCATCTACTCCAAGGCATGGAGCAAGATGAAGGACTCGGGGCTTGTGGACAACGAGATAATGAACGCCGTGGAAGGCACGTACAACTGGGTCGCACAGACCGTCTTCGGGAAGAAGGACATCACCTACGCCGACGCCAAGAGGCAGGGCGGCGCGAAGTTCCTCGCGGTCAACGGGCTGTGCGCGGGGCTCCAGACGAAGGTAATGGACGCAATCATAAACGGCGCGACCGCGGCGGACGTGAGGGAGATGCTCAGCGGCTTCATGGACACGCTCTCGGACAAGGACATGCTCTCCGCGCTGACGGGGAACGCGGCGGTCGCAGGCCTCACGAGCGACGCCTTCTCGCGGAACAACAGCCTCATGGTCGCCATGGGCGCAAGGCTCGGGAGCCTTGGCCCGGACGGGCAGTTCAGGACGTTCCCGGAGCTGGCCGACGAGGAGGAGGCCCAGTACCAAGGCAACAAGCTCGCGCTGCGTGAGTTCCTCAGCGACGGCGACGAGATAATAGACACGCCGAGGGACGTGGTGCGGATAGACGGCCAGTACATCAACACGCCGACGATGACGGTGCGCAAGGCGGACGGCACGATGGGCTACTACGCCTTCGACGACGGCATGGAGCTGCTTGAGGGCAGGATGACCGCGGACGGCATAAAGTGGGAGAGGACCGGCAGGACAATCACCGGAGGGGTGAATGCGAACGGGCTGCCGCCGACGGCGGAGGACGCCGCAAAGGGCATGTCCGCGGACGAGTCCTCCTACAGGCAGGGAGTCGCGAGAAAGAAGCACTTGCTCAAGGGAGATTACGAGATGCCGTTCAAGGATAATGGCTTCGACATCCCGACGCTCAGCGAGTTTGACATCTGACATTTGACATCAAGGAAAGACAAGGAGGCCATGCGTTGGCGAACTCAATGATGATGGCTCAACAGCAATACCTCAGCCCGGCTGAGGCCCAGATAAGGGCGGTGGGGATGCCAATCCCCCAAAAGAAGGGACAGGGCGGCGAGGGCGCGCAGCCGTTGCTTGCGCAGCCGTCCGAGGAGGAGCTTGAGATAGCGGACGAGACGCGCCGCATGACGACGCTGACGGACGCTGAGGCGTTCGCCGCGACCGAGGCGGCGGGGCTGTCCGACGACGCGGAGGAGTTCCTCGCCAAGGCGAGGATAGCCAAGCTGTACTCGAACGAGTACGACATAACCTTCGGGCAGGCATTGCAGAACCTGGACAGGCTCTCAGGCGTGGACCCGAACGGCGGCAAGCTCAGGTATGCGGACGCGGGGAACTTCAAGAAGGTCACGGACGCTTATCAGGAGAGGAGCGTCGGCAGGAAGGTCGAGAAGCTCCAATCGGAGCTCATCGAGATGGAGAAGCACCCTGGCGCGGACACGAGTGCGATTGAGGGGAAAATCAATGGGTGGATGGCAGTCCAGAACAGGTACCACCATGACATCAGCAAGAACCCCATGATGGCCTTGGCCCAATTGACGGCGAGCGCGGCCCCGGACGTGCTCACGACGTTCGTCGCGTCGTTGGGCATCGGCGTGGCCACGGCCGGCTTGGGCGCCGCCGTGGGGGCGACCGCAGGCACGGTCTCCGCGATAACCAACGCGCTCAGCACAGGCGTGACGATATATGACACGTGGGAGCACACGAGGGGCAGCAACTACTGGGACCTGACGCGGAACTACGGCGTGGACAAGTCCATAGCCCGGGGCATGGCGAACGTCAACGGGTTGGTGGCCGGCGTGATTGAGGCCGGGATAGCCAACGTCGGCGCGAAGGCCGGCGCGAGGCTGGCGGGTGTGAACATAGGCGCGGTCGCGGACAAGGCTGCGCTGATGCTGGCGGCCAGGGGCACGCTCGGCGCGTTCGGGCAGTACGCCACGGCGGTCGCCCTCGACAGCCTCGGCGAGGGATTGGAGGAGTTCCTGCAGTACTCCACGGAGGCTTTCACGAACTCCATAGTCTTCCAGAGGGAGATGCGGCAATTGCCGGACGAGCTGAAGTTCTCGATGAAGGACGCGATGACGCAGGCCTTGGACGGGTTCCTAGGCTCGCTGGTGTTCAGCGCGGTCACCGGGGCCGGGGGCGTCCGAGTCAGGGCGCGGCAGGCGCAGGGCGCGGCCGCGCTCTCCAAGGAGGCGATGTCCCTCGGCGAGTACAGGAACGCAGTCGACAAGATCATGCCCGACGTGGACCCGAAGGCGAGGAGGGAGTTCGCCGACGAGGAATGGAGCAGGAACAACCCGCTCTCCGACGGCAAGGGCATGAGGGCGAAGGACTCCCTCAAGGCGTCCGCGGAGGACATAAGGAACGCGGACGAGGGCGACGTAGCGAGGCTCAGGTCAGGCTCGTTCCTTGCGAAGGACTACGCCGGAGGCAAGGCTGAGGACGGCGCGGACATGAGGGTCTACGTCGCGGCGGACGCGAAGAGCGGCATGGAGGCGGCGAGGATAAGCTACGACGTGCTCACGGACGGCTCCGTCAGGGTGACGAAGGCGGACTTCCGCAACCTCTCGATGCAGGCCTCGGAGCAGCTCATGAGGCAGTTCACGAGGGAGAACGCAGGGAAGAGCGTGACTTGGGCGACCGACGACGAGAAGCTCCTCCTGGTCAGGGCTGCGATGGGCGCGGACGGCGAGGAGATACAGAGGTACTCGGGCAGGATTGGACAGGACGAGATAGCCACGGCGAGGGAGATGATCTCCAAGTCAAAGAACCTGGCGGCGAACTTGGACAACAGGCAGATGGACGTGGCGGCGACGCTGATGGCGATGGCGGCGGACAGGCGCGGCATGGACGTGCGCTCCTTCGCCGACAAGTACGTGCAGTTCAACGACATGGAGGAGGATTTGCCCAACGCGAAGGGGATGACCAAGGCGATGGGCGCGGACGGCTTCGGCAAGGCTGCGAGGAGGCTCGTGTCCGCAGGCAAGAACGCGGACTTCTCGACATTCTCCCATGAGTTCTGGCACGTGCTGGACACGACGGCGGACAGGCAGCAGTCGAAGACGGTCTACGACGCGGTGCTCAGGAGCCATAGGGACGGCACGCTCAGGAAGTGGATGGAGAAGCATCGGCAGCTCTTCTCGTCAGGCGAGTTCGGCGACAGCCCATTCGAGGCGGTCTCTGGCGCATTGGACGAGTACGGGAGGACTGGCGACTTCTCGACGAGGCTGATGAGGGAGATAGGCGCAAGGCTCTTCGAGGGGTACCTGGCGGACGGCGAGTACGTCAGCTCGGAGATGAGGACGGTCCTCCAGAAGGCGAAGGAGTGGTTCCGCAGGATCTACAAGGCCATGACGGGCGAAATCCTGAGCGAGGACGTCCGCAGGGGCTTCGAGTCGATGTTCGTCACGCCTGAGGACGCGAAGGCTGAGGCTGAGGCCAAGTCGAGGGAAGTCGGCGGGGAATCCCTGTTCCAGAGGGAGGCGCGGCAGGGGAAGGAATACGAGCAGGTCTACTCAAAATACCGCAACTCGCCGCTCTGGATGAAGGCTCCCAACGGCAAGGCCACGAACCTCACCGAGGGGCAATGGGTCACTGTCCGGACGCCGTCGTTCAAGAGATGGTTCGGCGACTGGGAGGGGAATCCTGCGGAATCGTCGAGGGCTGTTGATGGGAACGGGGAGCCGAAGGTGTACTACCATGGCTCACCTGAGAGCTTCGACGCTTTCGACATCAGCCTTGGAAGGGAGAACATGGACATCCAAGGCGCGTTCTTCACGCCAGACAGCATGGAGGCGGGGGGGTACGGCGACAATGTCAGGGGGTTCTTCCTCAACGTCAGGAACCCTGCGGGCGCGGATGAGGCGTACGAGGTCTTCAATAAGCTCAGGAAGCAGGACAAGGCTGGCGTGAAGGCCAGGGAGACGCTCATGTCCATGGGCTTCGACGGCGTTGACAACGACGGGGAGGAAATCATCGCCTTCGAGCCTACGCAGATAAAGTCCGCAACGGACAATGATGGGGGCTTTGACCCCAATGAGCCAAGCACCCTTCTCCAATCCATAGGCACGAGGGGGGCGACGAGGCTTGACGCTGCGAGCTGGGAGGGCATCAGCGACCGCATGGAGATGAACGCGCTTGCGGAGAGGATGGAGGAGTCTGGCAAGGACGCAAAGCTAATCCGCGAGATAACCGGCTGGGAGCGCGGGCTTGAGGGCGCGTGGAGGATGGAGCTTCCCGACTATGACAAGTACTTCGACATGGATGCCTTGAGGTACTTGGAGAACGGACAGGAGGAAATTGGCTTGGAGGACTTGTACAGGAACGATGGTCTGTACGTCGCATACCCGAGCCTCACGTATGCCCTAGTCACCGTGAGGAAGTGGTTCTCCGGGACTGGGATTAATGGGGCTTGGAACAAAGGGAACATCGAGATATCCCCAGACAAGCTCCATGGGGACTTCGCCGAGGTGAAGAAGGACCTCATCCACGAGATACAGCACGCAGTCCAAGAGAAGGAGGGCTTCGCGCGTGGGGGTTCCCCATGGCATACGCCGGGGATGATAAAGGAGAACGCCGAGGATGCAAAGTCCCCCCTCTATCATGAGATGTCCATAAAGCATGACGAATTGTCCAATGCGCTTGGAGCCATGTCGAACCTTTTGGATAAATCCTTGAGGCATTCCACGCAGAAGGATAAGCAGGCGCAGTGGAGGAGGGTGCTTGCCTTGACGGACTCCTTGCCGGAGGCGCAGAGGATGTTCCTGTCCGGGGGCGTGAGGATTCCGAGGCAGGTGAAGAATGTCTCATATGAGTTCGTCGATGGCATGTGGTGGAAGGAGAGGGAGAGGTACGCCAAGCAGCTTAACGAGTACTACAAGACCGATTACCTCCGGGAGTACGATAGGCTGAGGGACAGGTACAAAAAAGTGACTGAGCTGCAGCCGTACGATGTCTACCACAGGCTGTCCGGGGAGATTGAGGCGAGGGCGGCGTCGGAGAAGTTCGGGCATAACAGCGAGCTGGCGGCGCAAGGCATGGAGTCGGACGTTGGGAGGAGGCTCTCGACGGAGTTCATGGACGAGAGGCCGGCGGATGCCATATCCATCACCGAATATGGGGAGCCTTTGGAGCTTGGCAGGGAGGGCAAAGACTTGCAGAAGCTCCGAGAGGAGCTATCCGGCGTCCTCTTCCAGCGACAGCCAGACTACATCGACCACAGGTTCGTCTCATCCGACAGGGCGACGCTCCTCTCCGAGATAAGGGAGGAGATGCCGGGCGCGTACAACGACGCCGCAAGGCTCACGGACGAGGAGCTCATCGCAGCCTTCTCGGGCAAGACCGCAAGCGAGGCGGGTAGGCTCCTTGACGAGAAACGGCTGAGGGACTGGCTCGGCGGCGACTTCGACGAGTTCTCCGACATGGACGCATTCTACAGGGATGAGGACGGCAATTGGACTGTCGGCGCGGGGAGCGTCGTCAGGAAGGACGGCGGCTACAGGTTCGTGGTGGACGGCAAGGAGCGCGCCGAGTTCTCCCCCGTCGGCTTCGAGCGGCAGTTCTCCACGATTGAGTTCATGGGCGGCTCCGTGGCGGAGTACCCGTTGCTCATCGACCCCGAAGAGATAAAGGCGCTTGGCGCGGAGCTTCCCGAGTCCGAGTGGGGCGAGGACGCGCTCAGGGCGATGGAGGCCGGGGAGGCCATCCCCGAGATTGAGCCGTTCCAGGAGGAGCTGGGGGAGGACCCGGACTTGGCGATCCCCGGAGTGGCCGACGCTGCGACGCTCACCTCGGAGCAGCTGGCCGAGAGGGAGCGTCAGATAGCGGAGCTTCAGGATGCCCGCAGGAAGGACGCGGAGGAGATTGGGAAGCTCAAGGAAAGGATAGAGAAGCTAAGGAAGGACATAACACAGGCCGAGGGGGACGGCAAAAAGGAGAAGGCGGAGCAGCTTGCGAGGAGCCTCGCAAAGCTCATAGACAGGCGCTCCGAGAAAATCAGGGAGGAGAGCATGATATGA